TCATCAAGAAATGGGGCATTCACAGAGTCAATAATGTATCGATCTGCTTCCGCGATCGGAGATGCGGTGTTTGTCAGCGCATAATCACTATGTAACTTGTAAATTGCTGTTTCGGCTCGACATTCAATATAAATTTCGCGTGATTTCAGCAGAAATCGCTTATAAATCTCATTCAAACCAAGATTAATATAGCCTACAATCTGCTCATACTGATGCGGATCCGGTTCATTGTCACTTTCCCCGGGGATCAAATTACCAATATGTAAATCAGCAAGCTCACCGTAGGTCAAGTCTTTCAAAATGTCGAGAAGTGTCATACGAGATACCCATCCAATACGTTATGCCCATCATCCTCTTGCCCCCACTCATCCCAGTAGCGGTCACCGCCGTTTTTTGGGTTCGGCGTAACCTGGCTGGGCTTCCACGGGTCCATAGACCCCAGCATGGAGATTGTATCGATAAAGTCATCGTGCTTAGACTTGAAGCCCTTCCTTGAGGCGAGTGTCAGCTCATCCATAGCTTCGGCCATTGGCGCGGATTCCTTCATCTCGAGAGGAAACCAGATCTTGTGTAGTTTAAACAATGGTAACACAACATTAAAGCGTTCCATCTTATTTGTTTTGGGTCGTAGTCCTCGATCATGGGAATTTCGCTCTTGAGCCAAGGTGAAATAAATGTTGCGTGTCTGCATCTGTTCATCGCACCACGCAATAAACCCTTTCTGCTGGCCAGAGATCTCAATACCCACTTTTTGTGGGTTATAGAGTTGAGCCAGGCGGAACAAATCATCCCAGTTCTTATCCATTGTCTGTTTACGGCATATGCCGTCGACCCAGAACCAGTCACCGTTGTTATTATACGCCCAAACGCTAATTACAGAATAGTCCGCGGATTGTTTATCGCTCGTAGCAAAGTCAGTCGTGATGTAGAAGTTGTAGGCCCCACGATTGTTCATGATATTAGGCCGGCTGTACCACATAATTTCTGAGTCCGTAACCAGGCGGTCTTCGTCCGACATAATACGCAGCATCAATTCCTGGTTAAAGGAATCGATTTTACCCGTCTTTAACGCGGTATCGTATTGATTGCGGACATACTCATAAGTAAAGCGGTCAGGCCAACAGCTGCGGAATTCTTCCTTCGGAACTGGAAAGGCTTCACAGATTGGATATACGTTAACGGCCCAGGCTCCAGACTCTACAGCTTTGTATAGAGGGTCTCGAGCGTTGAAGGGTGTACCACTCCAGATGATCTTATGATTAGTCGGATGAAGTGCGAAGTTGACAGCTTTATACACGGTGTCTTCCACACTAGCGATTACCGTGGCTGAGCGTGCATCTTCGTCAGAGATCAAATCATCAAGAATCGCCAACTGCGGACGAACACCCATTTCCTTTGCACCACGTACGCCGGTCTTGGCGCCGTAGCCTTTAACAACAAATGTATGCCCTTCCACATTGCGAAACTCCCAGCGAATATCCGTGAACTTCGTAAACGGAATATACTTGCGCAGGAAGTCAGAGTTGTGCCAACGGTGCTCGAGATTTTTGCGCATGTTCTTTACGCCATTCTCGATCGAATCAGAGACATAAAGAGCTAGGTTGACTGCTCCAAGATCCGGTAACTCACCAAAGCATGCGATGTACAGGAAAAGGTATTCCCCCAGCACAGTCGTTTTGGCAGTGCCTCGAGCGCACATATTGGCAATGTTCTTTCCACCGCTCTCAATCTGATCAAGCATATGATAATGCATAACCGGTGAAGCATGTTCCTCGCCTTCACCCCCATTTACTAACTTAATAAAGTTAATAAATTTTAGTGCAAAATCTGTCGGAACATACGACGGATCATTAGCATAGGAAATACCGTTGAGATATTTCTCAACAGACTTAGCTATCGGGGCTTTTTCTAATTCAAGCTCTGGTTCATTACCCGGCAATTGACCGGAAGCTAATGCAGACATTAGTTGAGCCTCTCAGATTCGCCGTCAATCAGCTTGGACTCTGCAATACGCTGGGCATCCTCAACCCCAACTTCAATAGCCTCTTTTTGAGCAACAGCCAGGTCCGTAACGGCCCGTCTCAACTCTCTAAGACTATCGTCTTCTGCCATAGCAACATCCAACTCAAGCTTACGCGCTTCAGGCGGCTTTAGGTGGGTCATCAAACTGTTTGCAGCATCACTCCGAACCTTATCACTCACATTCGGGTTAGTCATGAGCTCTGCCTGAGTTGTAACAGCTTTCTGGAACACATCGGCATTCAGTACATGTACGGGTATAAGTGCCTGCTCATATACGGTCGCAACAATTTTATTCTTGTTGTATCCACTCACCGTAGCCCGCAGGTGCGCATCACTCTTCCCGTCATTCAGGATCCTCTGATACCGATCCGGAAAGGTCTTTATCCATGCCTCCTGGTTCGTCAGGCCCATCAGCTTATAACTCACATACCTCACAGCATGAATATAGGCCTCGAGCTTAACGTTTGGATCCTGTAGAACATGCGTGTAGCTCAGTAAATTTTCCCTAAAGTACACTCGCTCATCAGGATCGGTTACAAGCTTGTTCAGCTTGTCTACAAGGCCTTGAGAAATATTACCCTTCATACGCTTAGGCATTGTGGCCTTCAGCGTCTCCACGGTTAGCTTAGAGGTGTCCTCAGGGACAAGATTTGTATGTTGTGCTGGTTTCATTACCCATCCTTGAAGACCAGATCTAAGTCTGGTTCATCTTCAACAAAGCATTCACTACAGAGTTCTTCATCAAATACTGCAATTAGCCGATTACATTTACTACAAATAGCCGGAAGGTCCAAAAGGATTGGGGGGCTTTCGCCCCCCTCTCCATTAACCATCGGTGTTCTCAGAATAGTCCTCGTCGAAATCCTCCGCCTCCGCTGGCGCTTCGGCTACGGATTTCTCCTCGACAACCGGGGCTGGTGTCGGGGCGAACTTGCGTTTACGTCTGGGTCCAGGGACGTGAGCACGCTGCCGATGGTACCACTTGGGGTGGTGACCCTCTCGGGCCGGTTCCGGTTCCTCAGCCAGAACTTCCTCCCCAATTTCTTCCACAATCTCTTCAAGCTCTTCCGGGGTTACTTCAATATCGTTATTCATAAATACCTCATAGTCCAATTGAAAAATAATACACATTACTCTCTACAAGCCTATCATTAGTTTTTAAAGGCTCACAGTGCTTCAGTATATACTGCTGACCCAGCTTAGGGGAATGCAACCAGGCATCCACCTCTCCGACAGAACCTTCATACCCGAGGAGCTGTAGCTCAATCTCACCTGATCCAACCTCAAAAGGGTCCTCTGCATCAGGATCTAGCACTCCGCCTGTTACCGGACATCCTACGTCCTTCATAAGCCCATTACAGAGGTATATGTTGCCCTTCTCATCATGGACCCGAACAGTTACTTCAGTCTCTTGGGGATCCAATTTGGTCACCATCGACTGGAATGTGCCTCTAAATCTCATGCGAGCACCTTACAGCCACCTTACAGTTTTGTCAACTGCAGTATATATATTATATTTTTCTAATATTGCATGCATCAAAATTACCTCATCTAGGTATGAGATCAGTACTTGCTGTACTGAACACAGAACACAAGACACCCCCCCACACAAAGATCAACACCTCTACACGGTGGGGCTCTCCCTATTTCCCTCGCTCTTCGCCATCGTGTTGCTCCCGTCTTCGCTTGGAGGGGGGTGAGGATTAAATCCTCTCGTTTACTAACCAACTACGGAGAATGTTATGGCTATTGCACTCAACTTTAACTTGGGTACACGGACCAATCCCGACGGCACCATCAAGCCCTTCGGCAAACTGGGATTCCAGACGCTTCACCCCAAGGTTGACAAGTACATCAGGACCAATATGGCCCAGATCGAACGTGACCTGCGGGCCGGCAAGCTGAAGGACCTCGATGGCAACGTGGTAGATAATCACGCTGTAATTGACGTCTACTGCACCGTCAGTCTGGTCGATGACAGCGACACCGTCGAGGCCGTCACGTCCTACCGCAACAGCTCTGGAGGCGAAGTGGAAGCTACGCCCGACGACGCGGCAAGTGACGACGACACGCCCTTCGAATAGGCTGTGCGTAACAACGTGGGGGGGCCTTCGGGCTCCCTCACTACATTGGTACTAAGATAGAGGATTAACAAGTAACTGTGGTTGGTTATATAAGGGAGACTAAGAAAGATATCCCTAAGAACACTAGTTATGTATAAGTTCGTCTATTTGTATATAGATACTTATATGTAATGTATTAGTAAGGTATTGCACCCTTCGGCGGAGTAGCGTTAGCTTAATGCTTTTGAATGGTGCAGTCAACTGTACATACATACAGTCAATGCCCTGTCGTAACACTCCTGGCCAAGGAGCGAACGGCTTTGTTACAGCGAACGTAATTCCACTAAGCGCATGTGGTCGTGAGTCAGTGGGTTCGAATCCCATGCAGGGCGCCCAATGTTGTACTCCTAACTGTCTACCTGACGCAGTTACTATCCGTGCGAGTCGGATGAGTACACACACCAATTTTTAAACTAAGATAGGAGAACGTAATGGAATTTAACTTTGAACCAGACGTAGTAAGCGGTAGTAACTACTCGCACGAAGGTCTGACCAAAGTCGAAGTAGTCAGACTGTTACGTGCAGTTACACGGAACCGCTTTAGCCTGAAGTACTACAAGGATGTCACTGAGTACAATCTCGGGTCACGGCGTCGGTACTCTTACGATATCGTAGGAGCACTGATTGCAGCATGGTACGAGTCTGGAGATCTGGACAAATCCTAGCTGTATGAAAAGGTGGCGGCATTTGTCGTCACCTTGATTAATGAAACTAAGATAGGAGAAAACTGATGTACTCCGTATGGATTGTACTTGGTTGCATAGACTATGAAGGATCAAGAATCCTAGCAGTCTGTGAAACAAAAGAAATAGCCGAGAAGCATCAGGCTGAACAAAAAGCCGACGAATATAACTTCTCCTATTTCGATCACATAGAGATTCAGGAACACTACCTGAATACGAAGTAATAGACAGTCGAGTGCCAGTCTGGGGCCCACTAACACCAGACGTAGGAGCCTAGCTAGCTCCCTTGAACCAGGAGTGTTTACTATGCCCGATTTTTAACTCTCCAGTGACTCCGCAAGTGGATGCATACACTGGAGCTAGGTTTAGTGTCCCTATGACCTAAGGCCAAAAGCCAAACTGGGACCGTAACCCTTTTCTTTTAACTATGATAGGAGATCCTTCATGTCAATCCCAAACCCAAATCAGGTCAATACCAGTATCTTTGGTATGGCCTCTGCAGTGTTTACGAGTATGGCAGCCATGCTTGTAACTACTGCAGTAAAGGGCAATACGTTAGTTGATAAAACAGCTAACACACTGATACACGGCGTATCTGCGGCAGAAAATGTTGCAGAAGCCGTTGAACGTCGAAGCAAGATTTACGGTGATGGAATCGTAAACAATGGCGAACTGGCTGAACGTGAGACTGCTCTCAAGTACAAGCTACGACTCGCCAACCTAGAGAAACAAGAAGCGGCAATTCTGGCAGGCACGATGGAGTATACTCCTGAACCTAGCCTGAAGGATAAGCTGGCAAAAGCTGTGCAAGACGCGAAAGAGAGTGTCGTTGGCTCCGGTGACAAACCGGCTGACGAGGTACCGACCATTCGGAACGCTTACCATCGCGCCGCTAGAGAAACGGCACAGTAATAACTTTCTCCCGTAGGCAACTGCGGGAGTCCTTATTCCACTAAGATAGGAGATTGAACTGTGAACAAGTTCCTAGATTTAGTCCTGGCTACGCAACTGTCAACATCCTTCGCATGGATATGTGCAGTAGTAGCTCACTTGACGGATAAATATGCCAATGAAAACTGGCAATTTAGCGTCTACATCTCATTGGGACTGAGTGTGTTATTCATGCTCGCTCCCTATGCCTTATTCCTCAGCAAGGAGAATACTAGTGCGTAAGAAAACCAAAGCATACTTCGCAGTAAAACGCAGGGGCTGGAATTCCAAAGAAGCTCCTATTCTGGTAGCAATCGTAGAATCCTATGATGCGGCTATCGAAGTAGCTGAAAGATACAATGATCCTTTCATAGGACGCAAGCCATTTTATGCAACAGTGCATCATGGCTAGAGAGTATGCCGGTGTAACAGCCGGCAACTCTTTAACAACTCAGATAGAGTTACCTAAGAGAAAGGTTTAACAGGTTATAGGCACCAATAACGAAGTAAATAGCTGTTATCTTCAATTTAAGCCTGTAATGTTAAACTTTGTAAGGCTTTATACCTTAAGATAGAGCTTTACTTCATTAAAGAGGAGTTAAAGTGAACCAACATAACTCAGTAACCGTTACTATTGGCAAATACGGGATACCTGTCAATGTCCAGATTGAAGAAGAAACAAAAGATCAATATCTGCTTTCTTTCCATGAATTCAATACCGGACATGAAGTGACTCGTCGATGGTACGATAAAGATATCGTACTTATTCATGACACAGGAGAAAACAATGGCAAAACGTAAGAAATGGAATCACACCCAGATGTGCACATCCTGCCAGCAGGCAGAGGCGGCTCCGGACTTCGTATACAGGAACGGTCAGTCGGGGTGCAAACATTACCGTGGAGGCAAAACTGCCACCAAACAAGGCAAGCGTTATTCAAGCCTTGAAGTATAAAAAGAATGCCCAGGGAAACCTGGGCGTTCCTTTGACTTAAGATAGAGTACATAGGGATGCAGTGTGTTCCCTGGCGTTAGATACGGCTAACGTTGAGCGGCTGACCAACTGAGTTGATAAACTTCTCGAGCGGGGCTTCTCAGGAGCTGGGCCACCGTACGCCACGTACACAGCAACCAGGCTAAGCACTGCATCACCTATTTACTTTATCGCCACCGCAATGAGAGACGCCATTAAATGCTAGACATGAGGTTGGTCGCACAGAGCCTGCTAGCCGTCTCTCACCCAAATAAATGCTTGCCATAGCCTATGTGCGTGCAGTCTGTGCCCAGTCAGACCAAGCATTTATTTTTTAACCAGGAGATAGTAATGAAACCCGCAAACCGAAAGAAATATATACGCAAAAAAGAACTTGCCAATCTTGTTTATAGGCTTGGAGATCAAGCACAACATGCCTATACTAATCGCGAGTTAACTCAGGAAACATATCGCGGATTTTTGAGTGTTATATCTCGAGTTCATGATTCTTACCTCATAGACATGGATAAAATTCAGGCAAGGGATCGTGAAATGCGAGCAACCGACAAAAAATATGCACTAGCTTTAATAGGTGCTTTTAGTATTGCCTTACTTATCGCCTACATATTAATCGAGGTCACAACATGAAAAATTTCTTCAGACAACTCTGGGATAGCGATGTTGCAATGATGGCTAT